GGCCGGATCGCACTTAGATATGCACTAATTGTGGTGATATACCATTCCCATCAGGGATTATGGTACGCCACGTTGGTTCTAAATCTAACAAGATAACAAGTCTTGCTTTGACCCCTACATTCCAGTAGGATACTCAAAGGTGGTGACTCGATAGTTGGTGTTCAACCGAGTTTTCAAGATCCAAGTCTACAGTATTACTACTGTGACAGCCTATCCTTACTCCTTCCGAATTAACGGCCGGAGTAACCGCCAAAGTTTCAAAACAGATGAGCCCACCGGGGCTCTCTCTTCTGTCCGTCTGGCGACCCTAGGCGTACTAGGATAAGTATCCAACTTACCTAATATGTCTTCTAGGTCTGCCATGAATGTATTAAATTCATCGACTTGGACGTTGGTACGTTTACGCCATTGCAGTAGCAAGGTCTCTGTTTCATTTAAACAGTCCTCGAGATCCTTAGAAATTGGTCTTAATACCAATGTGACATATAAGTCAAATAAGGCCCGAGTCGGGAATTGTGAGGTTGGAATCCAACCTCCTGATCCCGAGCTTCTGCTGAAAGAATCTCTTCGAGATTTAATTAAAGCAAGCAACCGTTTAGCAGCCCACTCACCCATCTGAGCGTAGATATTATCTATGCTCTCCTGGGTGGGTTGCCCTCCTTCGATCAACCAGGTCTCTTGGCCCAACCAGCGAAGCCAGTTGGTTCCTAAGACTCCTGATGGTCTAGTGAGGAAAACAATAAGACCTTGCAGTCTTCCGCGGTGATGCAGAGCACTTTGTAATCTACCAAGGGCTCGATATCCGAAACCTAGGGTTCTCGCAACGTCTTTAAGACGATGAGAGAATACCCCCGGTAGGGCAGTTAAGATCCCTTCCATCACTGGAAGATTTCTTAACCCCGCCGCAAATCCTTTTAAGGAGATGGGCGAGGCCTCTACCCCACGGATGAAAGTCTTCTTGGCAAATTCAAAGCTGCCGTTGTTAGAGACAAGAGACTTCGTCTCTTGAATCTTGACTCTGAGTTCTTTTGTCATAATGGCAAAATACTCGGATGCAACGGCTGCATCTGAAATCACCACATCATCCCCAAGTACTGCATACTTCGTAAACCAAGCAACAGTCCCAAACACTCTATAAGCTGCCATCTGTATGATAAAATGGTGAGTAAGTGCTAACATCGCCCATGAAGAGTAGGCGCCCATTGGTTGACCCGCTGAATAGCGGACTGATGCAATATCAAGTCCGTACTTTTCAGCTGTTCTAGGGTGGAATTCATAATCCCGCCCTACTAACAAGGTCGCCCATAAGCGCGCTACTTTTTCACCTAATATCTCTTCCAAAAGGGCTTGCTGGATAGCAAGTGGTAAACGGTCGGTCGCGGAAGATAAATCATATGACCAATGGTCATTGAATCCCAAAGAATTTAAAAGTTCAATGGGTCTCCGTTGATCGAACGTTCCATCCTGAGGAATCTTCTCAAGAATTGAGAATATCCACTTGTGGAGAGGGTATAGGATAGATTGAGTTAGCACATCCACAATTGCTACCACACGGACTTTACCGGCTGGCTCCTCAAGAAAAGCAAGTTTTCCAAGATTGGAGAAATTGCCTGGATTCGCCCAACCCCAAGGGGAAATCTTCCCCCAAGGGTTGGTGTACGCCATCTTAAAAAGGTCTTTAATAGGCTTATTATCAAAGATGACTGTCCACTCTTTTAGGGTGGGTAGTAATCCTGAGTTCATCCAGACTGATACGGAAAAGAAAATGTGCCCTACATTACTCGCACGGCGTTTTTCCCACGCTTTATTTAAGCGTTCCTTAAGGGAAAGCTCTGATGGACGGAGTCCTCTCCAGAGACCAGCAACGAATCCAACACCATCTGGATTTTCTTTTAGAACTTCCAAACGTGCTAGTAAATTCTTGTTAGTCGAGGCCGGTTTCCCGGAATCGGCATCATCCCTCGGATGATTAGCAAGGTCTAGCCAAAGTGGATCTTGGAAAGCGCTGAGAACGCTATGGGAAGATAGAGGTCCCGATTTGGTAATCGGGAGTATTCTATCAATCCGTAATGTAGGACGTTTACTTGCCTCATCAAAATATCCCAATCTTTCCTTTAGGTTTGATCCTAATGGATTCAGTTTGACTAAATTAGCCAATATCCTCCAAAAGATTGGGACATATTTTACATGACTCATAAAATCAGCTTGCCGATATAGGCAAAGACTTGTAATTGAGGATAAATTAACTTTCCCCGGCATCTCGATTACTCGATAAATGCCAAAGATTGTTAAATAAAGCCTAATTACATTAGTATCACCTAATCGAATAGCTCTTCTATGAGTCTTGTTGATGATTCTAGGGAGTCCTCCAGCGGTCCTTGCAACACGAGGACCTATCGACGATAGGTCTGAAATGCGTTGCCCTCCGGCAGATTGTTGAGTGATTATTGAGCATACTTTTGTATACTTCACTAAACCCGTCGCACCCTGTGAACGATAAATCTTTCGCAGACGACGAGTTACTGTGAGGACTGAGGTTGCCCACATAGGAGTATATGAACCA